CAAAAGCATCTTTTTCAGTAGATGCAATACTGCAATGCGTGATTATACAATGCGAAGGATGACCTAGTGCTGAAGCGTTAACTAAAGACTGATACTGTATAAGTTCTTTTTTAGTCAGCTCGTTACCATCTAGTTTAAGCATCTCTTTAGCGTTGTCTATATGTTCTTGCGGATACCTTAAGGCTGCTTCAAAGTCAGCAGCAAACATATCAGGTAGGGTTTGCAACCACTCACTAGCAGTAGCAGCATCAGAAGTTGTCTGATAGTCTACTTGTATACTGTGTTGTACTTGCATAGTACCCTCCATTTATAGATGTTCTGCGTTTCTTAAGCGTACAAGTGCTCGTGTGCATGCTACGTAGTATAAGTTTAAAGACTCTTTATCTTGTTGTGACACTATACTTTTTAATGTCTCACCAGGTTCCATTTCGTTTACTTGTTCTACTATAGCTGCGATAGAGCTATTCATATCTGGAGCTAAGGTTACTTCGTCAAACTCTAAACCTTTAGAAGAGTGTGCTGTAAGTAGCATAAGATCTTGTTTAGTGTTCTCATGTTTTTTAGCTTCGCTGTATGCAGTAAATATACCTCCAGGCGTATGCTTAATAACTAGATTAATTGCTTGGTTAAGAACTACATCTTCGTCGTACTTTGCTCGTAAATAGCCTAGTACTGTAGAGTAGCTTTTTCTTAAACCTGGATCTTCATACCAGTCATCTACGTCATCTTGCAAATGTTTGTAAGCATTATCGTATATCTTACCTTGATACTTTAGGCCTGCTACAAGTAATGGGACTTTAAATATCTCAGAAGCTTTACGAACTAGTCCGTATGGTACTCTATCGTTGTTAAGCTCAATAAGCTTATTGATTAGACCACCATTGGTACGAGAGATGTAACCCCTAGTTTTAATGTCAGTATTTGTAGGTTCAATACCTTGAAACTGCATACCAGGGCTAAGGTAGTTATCGCAAAAAGTTTCAATAACTTCTGCAATATGGTTAGGTACACGAAAAGACCTAGACAGCTTAAAAGTAGTGCCTAAACTCTGTAGCTTTTCAAAACAGTTAATAGTATGGTTAAAGCCATAGATGTTTTGATGCGGGTCACCTACTGCAACTTTAATACGTGCAGGTATAAGTTTGAATATTTCTAATGTTACTTCGTTTAAATCACCAGCTTCATCGAGCATAAGTAAATCACACTCAGGTGCAGATAAGGTATTGTCATTAAGACCTAGGTGGAACATCTTTAGGTAAAAGTCATGACTACAGTCGATAAGACCGGCAGCCATTTGACCTAGGTAATGTTTAGCTAGTTCTTGATTTACTCTACCGTACTCTTCTGCGTAATCATCATATGATGTGTGTGAAGATAGGCAAAACTCTCTAATGTCTTCTACAAGCATGTACTTGTCTTTAAAAGGCATTTTATGAGTAACTTGCTTAGGACCAAAGAAACCTACTTTTAGTCCCATCTTACGCACAACACCTTTGTATGCTAAAGAGTGTGTTGTTCTACATTCGATATAGCTAGGGAATTTTTTCTTAGAACTTTCAGCGATAGCTTTGTTGTATGCTAGGTATAAGCCGTTGTCATCAGGAAGTGCTTTTGCAATAGCTTTTAGAAGAGTTGTTTTACCGCTGCCTGCAACTGAATCAATCAGTATTAGTTCTTCTTGTGTTGATGCTTTTACGTAGTCTACTACGCGTTGTTGTTCGTCAGTTAAATTCATGTTATTAAATACTATTAGAAATACCCCCTCCTAAGAAGGGGTATAGAATTAATTGCTAGGCGTTTTGAAGCACCTGCGCAATGTTGATAGTATGCCTTTCAACTTCACCATATTTCTTGTGGATTACTAAAGCTTTGCTATCTTGCCCAGCTCTGTATCCACCAGAATATGCATAAGAATCTTTGGCTGCGAGTGTTCTGAAGCTCTCAACGGAACATCCAGAATACTCTTTTCTACTATCGTGATGGATATGGCCTGTCAACCAGTAACGGAATGATGAGTCACCCCATTGTTTAGGCTTGTCGGTAGCCATAACTAGAGGCAGTTTGTCGGCTTTACATGTATGACCATGATGTACACCAAAGAAACAATCTCCGTGTTGGAAGTATTGAAACACTGATGCAGTGCAATCAATTTCTACACGAGGCTCTTTTTCGTACATATGCTTTAATGCTGCTTGTAGAAACATGGCTCCAGTATCATCGTGATTACCAATAATGGTAATTACTCTTACTTTCTCATGGTGCTCTAAAGCTGAATCAATCATTTGTATCATGATCTTAAGGCCTGTTTCTACCATCATAAGATAGTTACCGTCAGTGTCTAGTACGTGTCTATTACGTTCTGTAACACCAGCTGTATTATCTCTATGGAAGTAGTCACCTAAGTTTACTATTACTGCTTCTTTACAAGAAGGAGCGGTTTTAACTAGTCTATCAAATACGCCACAAAATATTTCTTGTGAAGTTTTTAAATCCCAGTCATCACCTGTCTCTTCTTTGTAGGCTTTCATACCGACATGCGGGTCTCCTAATGGGTATACTGCCATAAGGTCACTAGATGCGTGAGTAACCTTGTAATCACGTTTCTTGAACTTAGGTAGCTCTTGTACTAATGTATCAACAAGCTCTTTGATATTGTCTATCATTGTTTGTTTTTCTACATCAGTTTTTACCCATTGAAGTTTTATACCGCCTTCTTCATCATATAATGTTGAAGAGCCTTTTAACACTTCGCCAGTACTCACATAGTTACCAGAATCTAAGGGCAACGTTCCTTTTTTTCTCAACGATTTGATTCTGCTTTCTATGCGGTATGGCCGAACTTTATAGCTTGGATATTCAACTCTTAGTTTTTCAGCTATTGCTTTTACATCGTAGTTGCAAGCTATACATATTTCAGCCATTTTGGCATCGGTTACTGTAATCATACAAAAATCCTGTGTTTTGGTGGTTTACTTTTTACCAAACATAGGACGTTTTGCAGATGTAGCTGCAGGTTTAGCTGCTGCTTTAGTTGCAGGTTTGTCAGATGAAGCTGCTTTGCTTGATCCTGATCTCTCAGCAATCCAAGCTTGAACATCTTCTTCTGTCAATCCATCCTTGTAGGTAACATTGTGAGCGTACTTCTCTGTATCTAGCTGTAGACGCTTACCGATGTCTGTGCCAGATTCAGCTTCTGCAGCAGTTGCACCGTCTTCACGGTAAAACGCTTTGATAGATTTACGCTCTTGAATATTATTATCCCACAAAGAGTACTCCATTTGAACACGCATTTTCACATCAATGTCAGCTAGTTCAGGAATAACTTCCATTTCCATAAGGCGTTGATCACGACCTACTGGATTTTCTACGGTTTCAGTTTCGATCTCTTGACCATCGTCCATGCCAGCAATGATACATAAGCGGTTTAGTAAGTTTTGAGTAATATCATTAACTTTACCTTCTCTGCTTAGTAAGATAGGGCCGTAGATGGTTTGATCCATGCCACCACTGTTAACATTAAAGTTAAGCTGGTAGGCACCGTTCTTAGTCTCAGCTACTTGTACGTAGTTGATAGTCACATCATAGATACCGGAACGGTTGATTAAGCCACCACCGTTGCCTGAGTCTTTGATAGATTCTGGGTTTTTAGATACTGTTAGTTTCATTGTGAGTTTCCTCTAGTTTGTTTAGTTATTAAAGTTGGTATGCGTCAACTGCATTTGCTTGTCCGGCTAGCTTTTCAATATGGTCTTGAAGATTAAAGTCTTCTACTGACGTATTGTCTGGCAAGTCTTCCTGCAAAGAACGTGCTGGTAGTTTAGGAGATCTAAAGTGTAAAACACGTTTGTTGCTTTTCACTTCGATGAAGAGTGCTTCATCAACCTCAGCTAAGAAGCCACCACGCTTAGCAAATGAACCTTTACCCACTAGATTAAACTTAGCTGTATCAGCGTCGTATAATGCGTGTGAGATTAGTACCACGTTCATGTTGCTTGCGATTAACGATTCTTCGATAAAGGTCGTAAAAGCTACGATTTCTTTATCTAGCTCACTATAGATAGTAAAGCCTTTGTGCTTCTCGTTACACTTTGTGTAAAGAGTGTCAAAGATTTTAGAGACTGAATCAAACACAATAGTGTCTGGGTACTCGTTAAACTTTTCGTTATACGCTTCAATCTTTTCTATAGTCGTTTTGATTAGCTCTTCAGTGCTATCAAAAGAAGGTACTAGTACATGTGGTACAGCAAACGGATAACGTTTACCGTCATGACTAATAACTAGTGAGTTTTTTAGGTTTTTTGTCAGCGTTGTTTTGCCGCCATTGGCTTCAGCTGAAATTAGAATTTTTACTGCCATTTTTAGTTTATCCTTGTGGTTTTATGGTTTCCCATTTTTGTTCATTTTTAAGGTAGCGGTGGTTATGCTCAGATCTGCCTCTTGCTAATATTGCATTATCTGTTCTGTTAAGAGCTCTTGCTATTGAGTGCAAAGACATTCCTTGCTTTATAAGGTTTGCAAGCCTTCTGTCTTCTCTATCTGACCAAATACCTCTAAAAGGTTGTTTAGTAGAGTTTGTAGACTCGTAGTCATCGTTTAAGCTTTCTGCTTGGTCCGTGTCTTCAGCTTCGTAATTTTGTGTTTCAGATTCTGAGTATTGTTCACTGCTTTGAGTTTTAAGTTGTGATCTATAAGCAAAGAAACTTTCTAGATCGTCTTCTGGTACTTGTATAGATCCTATGACTCTTTGTATACCTGTATCTAAGCGGTCAGAATCTTTATAGAAGTTTAAAAGATCAATAATATCTTCTGGTTTGTTAAGTGTTAAGTTCATAATCTACCTTTTGTTGAAAGTAATAGGTTTAGGTTTAGGCTTTAATCGCATGTCTTGTGCAAGTAGGTGACGCAATTCAGGTTGGTCATTCCATGTTTGCACGGACTCAGCGACTAGTTTTAAGCAAGACCCTATAATTTCTAGACCTTCTTCTGTTACTGGTTCAGTTACTACTGAATAAGTAGAAGGGTAGTCTTTTAGAGGCTTACCTGTTTTCTCACTTACCCGTCCTGTTTCATTCTGGGTAATAAACACTAGTTTCAAGAAGTTTATGTCAATACCTTGCTGCTTAAGCACCCAAGCGTAAGTCATCTGCTGAAACCAGTAGTTACGAGAGAACCTTGTAGGAGGAGTCTTAGCTCCTGTAGTTTTCCAATCGATTATTGTGTCACCTCTGATAGCGTCAATAGAGCCACCAGCGCCAATATTAGGAAGTATTTCATGAAAGACAAACTTCTCTACCTCTGTAGGCATGTTTTGCTCTACAAACGGCAGTACGGCGTTAATCATTGGTTCGTATTGGTTTAATATGTGATCAGTATCTACTTCAGGATCGCTTATAGAATGGATATGTGCATCTAGTGCAGACCAATCTACTTCTCCTTCTCTGACAAACATTTCCACACCTGCGTGAACAATTGTCCCTAGGTGGGTTGCAGTATTACCAGTAAAGCCTTTTTCACCTAGTAAGTTTTCATGGTACCACTCTGATGTTTTATCAAAGAATTTACTTACTTGTGAAGCTCCAATACGAAATGCTCCTTTAGTAACGTCTGTACCTTCATTGTAGCTAAAATAGTCAGTCATAATGTTTCCTATACAAAATACTCAGCGTATTTTTGTTGTAATTGTGAATAAGAGTCTGCCTCTCCTATGATATCTACTTCATCAAGTTTGCTTAACTTTGTGTTATGCAAGAATCGTGAGTAGGCTAAGAAATCAAAAGGTATTGAACCGTCTAGGTTTTCTATTATTTTACGTTCATTTTCCTCACGAGGTTGATAGGTTAATGTACGTCCTCTAAACTTAAACAAAGTTATCATATAAAATACTCCGGCCAATCTTCTTGCATACTTTCTAAAGAAGGGTAAATACCTGCGTATGTTGGGTTTTTTACTTCATCTATTTTTAACCCTTCAACAACTTGTCCAGCCCAATAAGTTTTAGTTGAAGAAGTAGTAGTATGTTTAATATACATTACATTATGTTGAGGTGAGATGTATGCTTCGTATACTCCATCCTTTAGCTCTGGTGTAGTTAGCAAAGGAAGTATTTCATCTTCTCCTGCGCCACTATCTATTAAAGCTAATATCTTAGTGTAGTTAAAAGACCTAGGGTGTATTTCTTTAGGCCCTATACTTGTTTTAAGCAGGTATCTTTCCTGCTTTAGTTGAATGTAAGTCATAAAATTCCTCTAATTTTGCTATACGTTGAACAAGTTCTGAGCTTACTTCTTCTGAAGGATAAGCATAAGGTTTATGTATAAGCTCCATAGTATTAGGATATACTGAATCTAGGTAGTCTAGATCTACTTCTTTTTCAGGTTGGTACTCTTCAAAATTAGCATCAAAACTTTTTAATAGCTCGACAACACTATCGTCTCTAATACAGTTATCATCAGCTATAAACAACTTGTAATTTTTTACTTCTGTTGAGTAGTCTTGAATTACTTGAGGAAATCCGTATAGATTTTCGTTGTTTATAATTCTTCTGTTCAGTCTAGGTACTTCGTCTAATGTAGGTATTTTAAAAGTTTTAGTTGGTATTTCTTTTGCTATATACTCTTCTACATCAGTCCAGTTGTCTAGGTCTTCTATAAAGCTTTGATACTTTTTCTGAACACCTCTTAGTTTAATATTACTCCCTGCTGCTCTTAAAATACCTAATAGCTGACAAGCGTTGTCGAACGATATGTTAGCTAAATCAGGGTTACTACCTTTAAGTTTTACATACACATAATCTGAACTTATAATATCAATTTCTGACATTGTTTCAGCTTTTGGTATATGGTGACCTGGTAAAGATATTCTAGAGGCATAGAAACCTTGACGTGGCAGTTTTATCTCAGCATCGTCATTTTCATACTCTTTAAGTATTTCAGAAGCAAGTACATAAGGTAAGTTAAGTTCTCCTAGAACTTCTATAGCTTTTGCGTTAGCTTCTTCAATATCTTTACCTGCATCTCTTTGCCAGTAGATTGCAGATTTACTGGCAAAATGAGTGTTTAGTTGTGTAACGAAGTTAGTTTTTACGTCAATTACTACGTGAGTAGTTTTAAAAAATGTATCGTATTTAACATACTCAGTTGATTCTAGAAGTTTTGCTGTTTTTCTGTAGCCATCTTTGTACTTAAGCACTATTAAGTTGCTTGTCATGTCCATAAACTCTTTTGAACACGCCAAATAAGTAGGTCCGGCATTGTAAAATCCGGTATTTACCATAGATTTGTACAAGTCTGATAAAAAAGGTTCAGGATCTATTAAATCTCTTATTTCGTAAGGAGCATTTTCTTTTAATGTACTGTAAGCAAACATAACGTCAGAGTCGTATTTTTGTTCAGACATATGCATAATAGCTGCGTGAACATACTCATCTTTTATTTCAGTAAAACGTTTGTTAATGTACTCTACGGTTTGTTGGTTTAGTGATAAACTTTCTCTACCAGGGTTAAAAGAAACGCTACCTGATTCTGCTTTTATAACTAGTTGTTTAAAACCATAGTCTTCTATTTTAGAATCGTAAGGAATTGCGTAAGGTACTTGTGCCATTACTACGTAGTTACTAGGGTAGTAACTATTATCTTTTGCTATAAACCAATCGTCTGATATGTGATTAGCACGATCTAATACGATGTTTATGGTGTCTATGTTTAAGTTTGGTTTGTGGTCAAAATACTTGTATAAGTTTTCTGCTTTTTCGTGGTAATGTTTTATGTCGTCAAAAGAGACAGAAACAGATAGTAACAGCCCGTTAGGTTGATCTGTAGGATCTGCCCCTAGTTTCATGGTAACAGGTACACCATTTTGCATACTAATTGCATACTGGTAATGGGTACCATTGTAAAATGACTCAACCATAAAAGAATCAGATACGGCCAAGCCTGCCATACGTCCGATACCAAAAGTACCGTTAAACTCGTTAGAGTCACGTTTAGTAGAAGCACCTAGGTTACTGAATAACCCTACGATGTCTTCTTCAGGCAAGCCTGTGCCGTAGTCACGTACAGAAAAAGTAGCATCTTCTAAGGTAGGTAGGTTAACATCAAAGTTGATAGTTTTATTACCTGCAATACAAGCATCACATGCATTAGTAGACCATTCACGAATAACCGCAAGGATAGGGTCATTGTAGACATTTGATGTAAGCATCTGGAACATAGACTCGTTTACTTCAATAGTAAAGCCAGTGCTAGTTACATTACCAGATACTTTTTCTACGTTGTTTTTGTACTGTTGTTGAATCATTTTATTTACCTTTTTAGTATAAGCGTCTACCTTGATCACGCAGTTTTTCTATACGATCTTCAGGCATTGGGGATTCCCAATACTCATTCACATCATCTAGTAACTGTAGCGTTTCTTCTAGGGTAGCACCTAGATCTTGAGCATGACGCATCATACGATACATTGATCTAGAACCCTCACCGTACCTAGCTTCGAATGCATATTCAAAGGTAGTGGTAGGATCGTTAAGCAATGCTCGTTTATGTGCGTTAGACATAACACGATTTTGTGTTTCTCTATCAGCTGCAGCGTCTTTTGCGTACATTAGATAGTCACGAGTTTCGATAGGTTCTGCTTCTAAGTTGCTGTAAACAGTACGACCGCCGTAAGAATAGAATATCTGTGCTTGCGGTAATGGGTCTGCTCGTAGACCTAAGTCTTCTGCAATTCTTAGATAGAAGTATTTCCAAGCAATAGCATTAAGGTGTACTTCAGAATCTAGTTCTAGTAATACACGGAACTTAAATGCATTGTTGTTGTCACTCGTAAGTGCAATGTGGTGGTTGATATCACCTAACATCATGTGAGCTTCTTCAGCTGACAGTGGTGAGTCATCGATGTCGAGAACTACCCACTTAGTACCAGACTCTAGATTTTCTTTGCGTCTTACACCATCTTTAAACTTGAAGGGTGAGAACGCATAGTCATAGTTTAGTAGCTCAGCTAGTTCACTGAACGTAGTGTCTGCTGCATCAAAGCCGTAGTTAGCTGTAGCTGCAATGTCATGCTTAGCTTGACGAACTTTATCGTAATCACCATTTTCAATAGCTGTGTTAAGATGTGAGCAATCAATCTCTTTGAAAGTTACATTGATTACATCAGTCTTAACGATAGGCTCATAGTGAATAGCTGAAGCGTCGTTAATGATAGAATATACAGAATCTCTGTCATAGCCAGCACACAAAGCTACCATTTCTTTAAGCTTAGTTTTAGAAACGTTATTCATGAATCCTTGTTTTTTAAGGTCATGAGTACTGATTTCTGAAGCTCCATCGACTAGTGTTTTAGTATGGAAGAAGTCAACTAGTAGTTCGTGAGGTGATTTGTTAAGGTCACGCTCAAACTCTTCCATATCTTTATCTAGTGTTTCAC